CAGTACCCATCCCCCTGCAGGGTAGGGGAATGGGTATGATCTAGTAATGATTATGAAATAACTTGTGCTATAATATCACTTAGAAAGGAGGTGTATGAACATGCTTAATCTGCTGTGGGTCATTGGGGCCGTGATTGATATTTTGAGAGGGGTGAACAATGATGATTTCGACGATTAGCAATTATTGTACGGTTTGTAGTGTTTATAGCAACATATGTACTATAGAATGTGGTACACTATAATTGTACCAAGAAAGAGGCCACACCGGATGGCCCGACCGGGCCCATTCAGATCAGCCCTTGGATGAAAGGAGATAATTACCATGATTATTAAAGACGCACTGGGCCATACTGCAGAGGTCCATATGTATGACAATAACACCGGCATGGATTTCGTCGAAGAGTACCTGAATGCCGGGTCCCTTGACCGTGATGCTGATGGTGCCTACTTGGTGGAAGATGTCCACTACATTGACGACTATGCCACCGAAGCATGTAACGGCAGCAACCCCGATTTTGAAGAGGCTTTGAATGCCGAATGGAGCTTTAAGGAGATGTGACAGATGGAAATGCGCAAGTTTATCGTTGAAATCCACCCGGATGGTCATGTGACGTGCTGCGAGTATGAGGATTCCGAGAACGCTATTAGAGTTGCTAATGATCGCTCGTGGCTGTCTGGGTACCGGCAAGCTCTTAGTCATTGCGCTGAACAAGTTGAATTGCTTAAAGGCGACAGTGCAGAGGTATGTTTAATGCGTCGGGGTGCTACCCTTGTACGAGATGGGGCCGAAAAGATGTACAGAAAATATGCACAAATTTTTCAGCATTAGTCGAAACGGCCCTCCGGGCCGTCTACCGGGACCGCCCGCCCGGTACTGATGATGACAGGGCCAATGAAAGGAGTTTTGTATTATGTCTGAAGCAATGACCAAATCCGAAAACACTGGTACCGCTATGACGGTGGCTGATGTGATGAATACCGGTCTTGGGTACACCGACATGAATCTTGCTGACCGCTCTGCAGCAGTCGCGTTTTACAACGCGACAAGCAACCCCGTGAACAAGCTGAAAGAGCACATCAACGAGGTGTTGTCCTTGGTGCATGTGTCCGTGGAGTGCGTGGAGGTCAGCAAGGAGAATGCCCCGGAGGGCAAAGTGATCGCCCCGCGTATCGTCCTCATCACGGAGGATGGGCAGTCTTACTCGTGTGTATCCATTGGTGTTTACCAGTCGCTCAAACGCATGTTTACGCTGCTGGGCACCCCGGAAACCTGGGCCGAACCTGTGAAGATCAAGCCCGTGCTGATCAGCACCAAGAAAGGGCAGGTCCTGTCCCTGAACCTGGTTTAATTCTGACCGGAGGCCGCAGCACTTGTGCTGCGGCCTTATTGTTATAGGAGATCACCATGAAAAGCATTAACAAGTCCATACTGCTGGAAAGTGACGATCCCATCCAGGGCCTTGCAATGGCTATTGTATACAGCGGAGTGATCGAAAAGGACGCAAAGTTTTTCTGCTCCGACTGGGCCAGGGCCCTGTTTAGGTACTTGGGCATTGAAACAGATCCCCTTGACTGGTATCTGATGATTTTGGCTAGAAAGGAACGTGAGAAGCATGGCCGTCGGTGCAGCCAAAGCAAGCGCAACACTTAAATATGACGCGGAACTATATACCCCGTATGCCCTAGAATCATGGCCTGACCGCGAGATGCGCAAGGAATACACGCGATTGCGTGACATTGCCCAGAAACGTATCAAGCGACTGTCAAAAGACCCCATCAGCAGCACGAGCGATATTTATAAAGAATTTGCCGGAGGATTCCCGACCATCAAAGCGATGCGCGGAGACCGGAAAGCGCTTGAACAAGCCCTTGCAGATGTGGCGCGTTTTGTCCGCGCCAAGGGGTCCACTGTGGGCGGAGCCCGTGAGGAATTCGCGGAAAGAATGAAAGTCGGCGGCATTGACGTGTCCGAGGTCCCAGAAGATCAGTACACGGCCCTGTCAGAATGGTGGGAGATCGTCAAGGCCTCCGGTGTGTATTATTATCCGTCAGATCAGCCCGTCATGTATTGGCGCGAAAAAGGTGGCTCCAATGTCAGCATTGATGATTTTGTCAAATGGCAGCAAGGTGAGGTCAGTTATGGCAAAGACTGGGACTATAGCGACGGCGGCAGCTCTGCCGACTTGCGCGGAGGTTTTGGTGGAGGCTTGTAATTACAATCCCGTGCCCTGGCTCATGGAGCACTTGGATTGCAAGCATACCAAGGGCAAAAAGCGCAAGACCAACAAAAAGCGGCTGTACGTTAATATGCCGTGCGCGTTTGATATTGAGACCAGCCGAGTTTGTGCCGATGCAGACGGCAACCCCCACACTATCATGTATATCTGGCAATGTCAGCTTGGGTTAGATGTTACCATCATAGGCCGCACCTGGGACGAATGGCTGCATTTTACCGACACGATCAGCGACTACTTGCGGGCCAATAGTGGGCCGCAAGGTGACTGGTATCTGTGCATGTATGTGCATAACCTGGCCCATGAGTTTCAGTACCTTTCCGGGGTCATGACTTTTGGCCCCGGTGAAGTGTTTGCCAGCAAGCCCCGCCAAGTGCTGAAATGTGACAACCGCGCCATAGAATACCGGTGCAGTATGCGGCATAGCAATTTGTCCCTTGACGCATGGGGCAAACAGCTGGGGGCACCTCATGCAAAATTAACAGGCACCCTTGACTACTCCAAAGTCCGGTACCCCTGGACCCCATTGACATCTACAGAACTAGCGTACTGCATCAATGATGTGCGGTGCATTGTGGAGTGCCTGCTGATTGAGATGGAGCGCGACGGAGATGATCTGTACACTCTGCCATTAACACGCACCGGATACGTCCGACGCATGGCAAGGCAGGCAATGTACAAATGGGGTATCAGCCGGGTCAAGCGCCTATTGCCGACCTGGGAACTATACCAGATGTTGCGCGAGGCATTCCGAGGCGGTGACACCCATGCAAATCGGTATTATGTTGGGCTGCATCTTGAGAACGTCGGGTCCGTCGATATGTCAAGCGCTTATCCTGCTGTGCAGTGCGAATGCTATTTCCCGATGACACCATTTCGGCAGGAGCCTGCCACCGTGCAGCGGCTCATGCAATGTATGCGGCACGGTAAGGCCTGCCTGATGCGCCTACAGATCAAAGGATTACGTCAACGGTTTAAGTGGTGGGGATTTCCGTACATTCCGTTAGCCAAAGTCCGGCACTGCGAGGGGTACGTAAACGACAATGGCCGCTTGCTGTCTGCAGATCATTTTGAAATTACTATCACCGATATTGATTTTAGGATTATCGCCAAAGAATATGACTGGGATGCCCTTAATGTGTTGGACTTGTACACGTCCGACTATGGCAAGCTGCCAAAGCCCTTGACAGATTGTGTAAAAGAGAGCTACACCGGCAAAACGTCCCTCAAAGGTGCAGCGGGTCAAGACTTGTACTATATCAAAGCCAAAGGTGACTTAAACAGTTATTATGGCATGACAGCACAAGATCCGCTGCAGCTGGACACGCTTTTTGACGAGGATGACCCGGATGAACTTTGGAGCGAATGCACCGACGACCCAGAGGGCAGTTATAACGATCACTGCCCGCATTTGTTTTTGCCATATCAGTGGGGCGTGTGGACCACGGCCCACACGCGCAAGCGCCTCAAGATCGCACAATGGGCCGCAGGCAAAAATGGCGTGTACTGCGATACCGACAGCGTGAAATACATGGGTGACATCGACTTGACGGAATTTAACAAGTCCGTGAAGCAGCTTGCAAAAGATAATGGTGCCTGTGCTACAGACCCCAAAGGGCATGTGCACTATATGGGCGTGTACGAGCAGGAGCATAGTTATGCGGAATTTATGACCTGGGGAGCGAAAAAATACGCGACCACCTACACCAAGGGCGGCAGGATTACTACCACAATAGCCGGAGTGAGTAAGCGCAAAGGCGGGCTAGAATTGGCCCTTTGGGGTGGGTTTGATGCCTTTAACCCAGGCTTTACGTTTTGCCTGGCAGCTGGTAACCAGGTCATTTATAATGATCGCCCAAAGGTGCCAGACTTTGTGGTTGACGGCCACACGGTCCACATAACGAGAAACCTATGTATTTGCGATAATACTTACACTCTTGGCATCACCGACGAATACGCCAAGATACTGGGGTATAAGATCATGGAGGTAGTTTGATGATTAAGCTTTATACAGACGAGGGCTGGCCCAACTTTTCAGAGGATGACGGCATTCTATCCACCGGGGCCCCCATCATTTTTATTTGGGGCGGGCGCGGCACCGGCAAAACATACGGAGCCCTCAAGCATGTGCACGAAAAAGAGGAAGAGTTTTTGTATTTGCGCCGCACGCCGCAGCAGGCGGAATTGATCTGCTCATCGCCGCTTATGTGGCCATGGTCCCCCTTAAATAATGACCTGCAAACACATTATGCGCCCTTTAAAATGTCAAAAATTGCGGGCATGTACGAGGTGGGCAATGCCGGGGCCTATACTGACACCGGGGTCCCTATTCGACCGGCGCAAATGTCGGGTGTACTTGGCAATGTTGTCACGATGGCCCGCACCCGTGGCTTTTCGAGCCCCAACACTGATATTATAATTTTAGACGAGTATCAAAAGGAGGAATCCGACTATTACCGGCGCGGTGAGGGCGTGGGCCTGGCGAACATATACGAAACGGTCAACCGCAACCGAGAACTGCAAGGGCAAAAGCCCATCACGCTGCTGTGCATGTCCAATGCCGTGGGCATGGCAAACCCTTACTATATGCAATGGGATATTACCGATACGGTAGAAAAGATGATCGGCAAAAAAGAGCGCGTCAAGCTACTAAAAGACAAGGGCATTTTGCTTATTGACTTGGTGGATAGCCCAATAGCCAAGGAAAAAGCAAATACTGCCCTTTACCGGTCCATGAGCGGAACAGACTTTTACCGGTCAGCAATCGAAAACCAGTACAGCGCGGAGGAAAAAAGCCTTGTGGCGTCCCGTCCCTTGCGCGAATATTACCCACTTGTGCAGATCGGGCGGTGCTGCATTTATGAGCACAAAAGCAAACCCGTCTATTATGTATGTCGGCACCGCTCCGGCGAAATGCCAATGTACGGCACCGGCGACTATGAGCGGAAACGATTCCGGGCCGCTTATGGGTATATCTGGCCCGCATATCTGCAGCGGCAAATTGAGTTTGAGCGGTATTCGGATGAAATATTTTTCCGCGAATACTGCAGCGCCACTTGATTTTTTCCCGACAATCGAATATAATAAAGATAATCCCCGGTGCCCAAAGGCAGCCCCCAGAAGGGGCGGGCAAGCGTCAGCCAGCGCGAGAACCGGGGATTTTATTCTATTCACATTTATATGGAGGTGCACAACAATGGATGCTAACACTATTATTCAGGCTATTTCTAACGTGGGCTTTCCCATCGCAGCATTTTTGCTGATGTGGTACCAGTGCAATACCGTCGTCAGGGAAAACACGGCGGCCATCACTGAAATGCGTGCGGCCTTGGACGACATCAAAAAAGGGTGATCGCCATGGGATGCTACATTATTTTTGCACAGTCGATTACAAACGAGCGTGCATACTTGCTGGCTGACTTGTGCACTCGTTTGGGTATCGGCTACTATAGTGACTGGGCCAACGATGCCCGCACGCGGCAGTGCTGTGCCGTGGGTCCTGTCACCAAAGGCGACAAAGACCAGGTAGTTAAGTGCCTGGCACATGAAACGTATGTTGTAATGGAGGCAACAAAAGTTGAAAATCAGTGAAAAAGCGGCCCTTGCCATGGCCGGATACACCAAGGCTGAAATTGAAGCAATGGACAAGCCCGTGCAGACGGCCCCCGCAGCTGTGCAGAATCCTGCTATCCCGCAGCAGGTCCCGCCGTTGGCGGCTCCGCCCGCCAAGCAGATCGCGCAGATCGCACCGCAGCCCGCCCCGCAGCCCGTCGGCCAGTATGACGGCCTTGAAGCTCTGCTGCAACAGATTTTGCAGGGCCAGCAGTCCACCACCCAGGCAATGCAGACCATGACCCAGACCATGCAGGCCAACGCTCTGGGCCTTGGTATCCAGCAGCAGCCTGCAGCCGATGCAAGCACGGTTACGGCCCGCATTATTGACCCCACTTTTGGACAGGAGGTAAAATAATATGCCGCTTGGTATGAGTTTTGCGGATATCGCCGCAATTTTGACCGAGATCAATAAGATGGCGACCGGCCAGGAACCCACGTCGCCCATCGTGGACACGTCCAGTTTTGTGTCTGTCGCGCAGGCCATACTGTTGACCGGCCCCGACAACTACACCAAGGCAATCAGCCAGGTGCTGGGCCGCACTATTTTTGCGGTGCGGCCCTATGATGCGCCGATGAAGCGCCTGCAGGTTACCGGCGACGACTGGGCCAACCATGTCCGCAAGATCAATTTCTGCGATTCCGACCCCGTGACGGACAAGGCCTGGGCGCTGGAAGATGGCCAGAGCGTGGACATGTACGAGGTCCACAAGCCCAAAGTCCTGCAGACCAACTATTACGGCCAGACCAACTACAGCCGCGTATACACCCAGGCTGACACTCAAATGCAGGCAGCATTTAAGGGGCCGGAGGAACTGGCACAGTTTTGGTCCTCTTTTGTGCTCCATCTGTCAAACCAGATCGAGGCCGACCGGCGCAACCTTGCAAACAACCTGATGGCAAACCACCTAACCGGCATGACCGTCACCAGCCCCAAAAGCGTGATTTACCTGCTGGATGAGTACAACGCCCAGCAGGGCACCCAGCTCACGGTTGCCGACGTGTACAAAGAGGCCAATTTCCCCGGATTTGCTAAGTTTGCATACGGGCGTATCAACGACATTTCCCGCCTGATGAAAGAACGCACGATCAACTGGCACCAGAACTGGACGATCAGCAGCAAGACTTACAACATTATGCGGCATACCCCGTATGATCGCCAGCACCTGTATCTGTACAGCGGCACCCAGAGCCAGATTGATGCCCGCGTTATTCCGGAGGTATTCCACGATGACATGCTCCGGTACCGTGACGCGGAGCAGGTCACGTTCTGGCAGGACATCAACGACCGCGAAAAGATTTCGGCGACCCCTGTTATTACCAGTACCGCCGGCGTGGCAACCAAAAATGCCGCTGTGCAGCTGACCAATGTGTTCGGCTGCCTGCTGGACTGGGATGCAATCGGTTACACCCCGAGACTGTCCCGTGTGGTCCCCACGCCGATGAACGCCCGCGGCCTTTACACCAATTTCTGGTACCATTACGGCTGGAGCTGGTACGATGATTTCACCGAAAACGCCGTTTTGTTCCTGATGACGGCCGGCGACGTGACCGCGCCCAGCGAGGGCCGCGCAGCCAAAGCCACCACCCTCAAAACCACCATGCACAAGGACGCAGACCCCTCCAAGTCCTGACCGGCACCGGCGGGCTTCGGCCCGTCGGTTATTTTATAAGAAGGTGAGCAGCATGCAGGCAATATTTTACCAAATCAACAAGCGCTCCAATAGTACCAAGTTACCCACCGGTGGGCGAACGTTTGATATCAACCTAAAATCCCCGTGTACCATCATCGACCCCGAAATTAAGATTGCCACGGACAGCAACCCCACCGGATACAATTATTGCAATATACCTATCTTTGGCCGGTATTACTGGATTAAAAACTGGACATATTCGGACGCACGCTGGATTGCGTCGCTGACCGTTGACACCCTGGCAAGTTACCGGGACCAGATCAGCAGCGCTACAGAGTATGTGGTAAGATCGTCCGCCAAGTATGACGGTAATATTATAGATAGTTTGTACCCAACAAAAGCGCCTATCACCACAAAGACCGTGCGGGCAAGCACCTCGCCGTTTACCGATGACCCGGAGGGCAATATTGGTTTTTTTGTTGTGGTGGTCAACGCCCCTGGATATGTGTCTTTTGGCGGTGCCATTTATTTGGCAATGAGCGGTACCGCATTTCAAAAGCTCATGGCCGCACTCCTGCAGAATACCGACTATCTTAATATTAGTTCGGAGGAGATCAGCAGCAATTTAACCAAAGCGCTGTTTAACCCCATCCAGTACATTTCAAAAGCGTTCTGGATTCCGTGCGGCAATGCCGGTATCAATTCGCCGATTACGGAAATTCCAGTCGGCTGGTGGAAACTGCAGAATGTCGGGAACGCTTATGTTATACAAAACAGCAACGACAAGCAGGTATTTACATTTAGTATTGTCACCCCGCACCACCCGCAGCTTAGCACAAGAGGCGCTTATACAGACGGGGCCCCGTATTCGGAGTACACGCTGTACTGCCCGCCCTTTGGCGAGATCAAGTTAAATGCTAACTTGTTTGTGCGGCAAAGCACATTACACTGCCGTTTGACGGTTGACTACCGCACCGGTGATGCGGTCCTGGATGTGTCGTTTAAGCAAGATTTTAGTACCATCGTCTTTTCTACGTCCAGCAACGTGGCAGTGCCGGTGCAGCTGGCGCAGATCGCAACTAACGTCAATGAGCTGGCCAGCGTTGGCGGCCTGATTCAAACGGCGGTCGGGGCTGTGGCGGGTGGCATTGCATCCTTTTTTGGCAATGGTGACATTGCCAACGGCATAGCCTCCGGTGCCCAGCAAACCACCGTCACCAGCCAGTCCAAAGGCGGAGGGGCCAGCGTCGCAAAATACGGTATTACCCCATATTTGACCGGTGCATTTTATGAGATCGTGGAGGACAACAATGAAGATCACGGCCGGCCCCTGTGCCAGCGTGTGCAGCTGTCCACGATTCCGGGCTTCATCATGGTGGATGACCCTGACCTTGCCTTACCGGCAACGGCCGCAGAGATCGACAGCGTCAAAAGCTTTATGCGCAACGGCTTTTTCCTTGAGTAGGAGGTGTTTTTACAATGGCAGTATATAAGCAATGTATCACAGGAGTGTCACCCATTAGAGTATCTGCAGCATATCCCGCATACTCTGACGGCAGCCCCCATGGCGGCATTGACACGGTGCACAAAGATCACAAAGCATATGCACCAATGGCCGGTACCGTTGTCACAGCCCATACTTGGCAAGGCGGCACGACTGGCAACGATTCCTGGGGCAACTATATCGTAGTTAAGATGAGCGATAACAGCTACTGGCTGGCAGCTCATTTTGCTAAGCAGATTCACAAGGTTGACGAGATCATCACGCGCGGCCAATTTATTGGGCAGCAAGGCCAGACCGGCAACGCAAGCGGCATTCACACGCATTGGGAATACTGGGTAGGCGGCTATGGCACCGCCAACAGAACCGACCCCTCCACCATTCTTGGCATCCCAAACCAGGTAGGAACTTGGGAAGTAGAATGGGATGCAAGCAATCCCCCGGGGCCGGGTCCTGGGCCGGGCCCGTGGCCCACCGGCAAGCTGCCGGTGTGGCTGCTGTTTAAGATAGCAAAGGGAGGCAAGCTGTTATGACGGCACCCTACAGTTACGAGCAGATCAATGCCCATGTATCACCGGTAACACCATCCGTCATGCACACTAAGGGCAACAATCTGTCTTACTATTTTCGCAAATATCTGTTTTTGGAGGCCGTGTCTATGGTCCGGTGGACACTGCCCGAAACCTGGCCCAGTAACCGCTTACAATACCTGGTATTCGGGTCCGGCGGTGTGACGGTATTTGATACCGACCGGTACGGCCTGGTATATGATCGCATGGGGCTGACCGGTATCAATATCTTTTACAATCCGACGCATTCCATCGTTGCAAATCCTTTTATTAAGGGGTCCCCATATTTGCAGATCGGGCGGCAGTGCGAGATCATCAACCTGCAGCCTGACTACAGGGGCATGGTGGATATTGTGGCATATTATGGGGACCTGATGGCACTTGCCGCCCAGACCATCCAGAGTAATTTGATCAATAGCCGTTTGGCGTATGTGTTCGCAGCCGGTAACAAGGCGGGTGCAGAATCTTTTAAGAAAATGTTTGATCAGATCATGCAGGGGGACCCCGCTGTTTTCGTCGATGCCTCTTTGCTTAAAGCGTCCAAGACTGGGGCCGCCGGTCAATCCCCCTGGATGTACTTTTCGGCGGACCTCAAAGGCAATTTTATCACCAATGAGCTGTTGACGGCCCTCAAGACCATCAAAGCGCTTTTTGATACCGAAGTAGGCATCCCAAACACCAACACAAGCAAAAAAGAGCGTATGCTAACAGATGAGGTCAATTCCAACAACGTCGAAACGGCGGCAAAAGCGTCGCTGTGGCTGGACAGCCTGCAGCGCAGTTGCGAGAGGGTCCATAAGCTTTTCAGAATTGACAGATCGCAGTTGTGGGTTGATTGGAGATTCCCACCCGACACCGGCGCACAGGAGGTGAACAGCAATGCACGCAACACTAAGCTTTAACGGGTTACTGGCAGGATACCCCGAATTATTCAACGATTTGAAAGTGCCTGACAGCGTATCGAAAGAAGCGGTATGCAATCAGCTGCTTTTTGATACGTTGGAACTTGAGGTCCTGTATGCCGACGGGCCCACGATGAAAAGGGCCCTGGGTGTGTTTTCCGAAACCATGTTGCCCAGCTGGACCCGGTATGCAACCGCACTGGGCCTTGATTATGACGTGCTGGCCTCCGATGATCGCACCCGCACCACAGATCACCACGGCACCAATTCCGGCACCAATAGCAGCATGAACTTGGTGACAGGCACCACAAAAAGAACCCCTGACCTTACCACCACCGGCAAAAACAATGGCAGTGACAGCACGACAAGGGATGTAACGGGTTTTGATAGTGGGACCATGGTACCGGCTGAAAAGAGTACTACCACCCTTGGCACCGGTAACACCATTACCAGCACCGGCACCGACACAACCACCGATGACCAAACAACTACCAATACCAGCACGACAGAGGCCGAGGATGGATACAAAGACACTGTGACCGAAAAGGGCCGGGCGGGCAAAGACCCGCAAGACCTGATTGCCAAGGAGCTGACCCTTGCCGCCAAAAACGCGGTGAATAAGATCGTTGCAGATATTCAGGCAAACTTTTGCCTGCTGGTATATTAAGGAGATGACAGCAATGAATGACATATATCCGATTCACAAGGCACCCTATACCAATTTTCATGATATGAACCTGAATTGGATTATTGAGGCGCTTAATGAATTCAATCGGAAACTTGCAAATTTTGTTAGCCTCAATACAATTAAGTATGCGGATCCCATTAAGTGGGACATCACCAGCCAGTACGCGCAAAACACCCTGGTTCTGGACCCGCAGGACGGCACTGCATATCTTTCCGTTCAGCCCGTCCCCCAGGGGGTGCAGATCACAAATACTGATTACTGGACCCCCGTCTTTACTTTGCAAAATTTTATCGACCCGCTCAAAAATGCTATTACGGCAGCCCCGCAGCAGGAAAACGGACAGGCTGCCACCGAACAATTACCCGCAAACAGTGTGTTTTTTGTTGGTGATATCCTTTGCACAAACCCCAAGGTTATCCCCAAAACGTCACTTGTGGTGATCGGCACAAATTGCGTGGAAGTTTCCGTGGTTGACCTTATTTCTAGACTGTTCACCACGCCCACCGCGTGGTATCGGGCAAGCGATACTAGTATTAACATGGGATTCCCGCCCAGTGAGGCAAGCACCATATACGGCGGTGACGTGCATGTGTACAACCCAACGAACCAGACCATTACCATTACAGGGAGGTAAATTATTATGCCTGATGTATCTGTTTTCAACCTGGGCGGCCAGGATATTACCGTTAAAGACCCCACTGCCCGCAGCAACGCGCAGAGCGCCAACACCGCAGCCAATAATGCAGCAACCACGGCAAATGAGGCACTGCAAAAAGTTAAGGAGGTCGAAAAGCTTACCCGCGTAACTGTGACATACACCGCCGCAACGGAAACCATTACAATTGCGACCGCAACACACGCCACAGCTTCTTCTAAGTAAGGAGGTTAACCATGGCAGATTTCGATAAAATGAACATTGACGCGGTCCCATACCATGTTAAGGACACCACCGCAAGACAGCAGATCGCTGATGAAATTACTGCCCGTGAGCATGCAGATACACAGCTGCAGCAGGCCATCACAGCAGAGCAGAACGCCCGCGAGCAGGCTATTACGGCAGAGCAGAACGCCCGCAAGCAGGCTATCACAGCAGAGCAGACCGCCCGCGAGCAGGCGGACAAAAAGCTCCAAAACGAGATTGACGGCCTGCATAGCATCGCCCGCCCGAAAAAGTACCTATTTGTCGGTGACAGCTATTCAATGGGAGAGGGGGCCGGTGTAAGTCCTGGCATGGGATGGGCTCAAAAAGTCCCACAAATTCTGGGCCTTGCATCCGGTGAATATTACAAAGCATGCCGAGGTGGATATGGTTTTTCTAGGGTTGGCTACAAATTTGCCGATCTTGTAACGTCCGTATTACCCACAATCCCGGCCCCGGCTGAAATCACCGATATTTATGTTTTCGGCGGGTACAATGATAACAACTACACCGGCAACACAATCACGGCAGACATCGCTTCTTTTGCAGGGCTCTGCAAAACAAATTTCCCTAATGCGGTTGTGCATGTTGGTATGATTGCATGGAGCCCGGACAGGCAGGTCAGGGCCAACATTGCCAATAACGTGATGCCCGCATATGCGGCATGCGGTGAAAGCAACTGCGCATACCTGCCGGGATGTGAGCAGATCATGCACAATTATACACTGTTTTCGTCTGACCACATTCACCCCAATGATGCAGGGTACCAGTTGCTTGCGGGTGCTATTGTCAGCGTCATTAAAACGGGTGCCTATACCGCCCAATTTGCGTACAACAGCATTGAACTGGCACCCTCTGGCATTGCAACAAAATATTCCTGGGGCGGATTTTCTGAGTGCATTTATGCAAGCACCTGGACACTGGCAAAAGCAGACGACCAGAGACTGACCGTTACTTGTGCATCCCAGACAATTAAGGGAGACACAACGTATAGTATCGGCACACTATCGACAAAATACGGGCGCCCGTATGATATCGCTATGGCTTGCCAAGCTATGACAACAGGGTATGTCGTGGGTGATGGAGGATTCCACAAGATCAACTGTCAGTTGATGGTCAAAGGAACGGACCTCTCCATTCATAACGTTACACTGCCTGACACGGGTGCATATGTCAATTTGACAGGAGTAACACAGATCGCCCTTCAGATTCCGACGTTTACCATGTGTTCTTTGTTTGTGTAATAGCGTTTATATTTCATAATCATTACTAGATCATACCCACTCCCCTACCCTGCAGGGGTGTGGGTACTA